ATCATTGATGGTGGAGACTCTGAGCAGGGGGGGTTGCAGCACCCAGGGGCGCATGGATGGACGATACCGTCCTGTCGATCTATCCAGCCGCAAAACGTCCCCGTGAGGCTGGGCAGACACATGCACCGCGTGTCGCACATTGATATCTAACGAGAAATTAGTCGGTGCGCCCAAGCACTCTTTGTTTAAAAATTTTCAATTACTAAAGATGGAGTTTGGTGCCCCAGTGAAGCTGCCAGACGGTCGCCGCTTCCTCAAAATCTCTGGTTGCGTGATTCAGTTGAACAACGTCAAGGTCCAGGAGGGTCTGACCGCCGCCAACCCGACGCTCGAAGTCCCAGAGTCTCTTCAGGAGAAAATCTCGGTTCTAGATGAGGAGATTGTTTCCCGTGCCAAGGCGGACAAGCAGGCGTGGTTCGGCGCGGACCTCAAGGACGATACCATCCAGGGCGCGTTCCAGTCGAGCTTGACGGACGGCACGCTCAGCGCCAGCCTCGCCAAGGTCAAGGGGTCCGTGGTCACCAAGGCGTTCGACAGCCAGAAGGTGGCCATCGAGCTCGAGTCGATCGGCGAGGGTGCGCAGTGCGATGTGTTGGTCGAGCTGGCCGGTCTGTGGTTCCTGAAAAAGTCCTTCGGTGCCGTGTGGCGGGTGGTTCAGGCACGCGTCCGCGCAGCCCCCAAGGCTCCATCTTTCCCTACCCAGTACATGTTCGAGGACGAGGTCGAGGAGGCGGCAGCAGAGGACGATCCGGCCGACTACATTGACTGAAAAAATTATCGGTACCTATTAATAAATGCTGAACCGCAAGACTATCGTGGCACTGGTCCTCCTGGCGATCCTGGCATTTGTGCTGTTCGCACCCCAGATGAGCTTCTTCGCACAGGCGGCCGGTGGTGTCCAGGGCGACGGTCTGGCCCGCCCGGGTATGACTCTGAACGCCGCTCCAGTGGACGGCAGCGCCGCCTCGTACGACGTGTCCGCAGCAGGCCTCATTCCCCGTGAGGTGGCGGTGACTGAGGATTTCGGCAAGTTCGCCCCGGACCAGATCCTTCAGGGCCAGAACTACCTGGACCCGCGCAGCCAGATTGGCTACCCGGAGACGATCGGCGGTGTCCTGCGCAACGCCAACCAGCAGTTCCGCAGCGAGCCGACGAACCCCCGCGCCCCCGTCAGCATCTTCAACCTCAGCACGATCCCCCCTGACACGATGCGCCCGCGTTTCGAGATCAGCCCCGAGTACGCTTAGTTGCGTCAGTCCTTGGTTAAATAAGTGCTTGGTAAATAATAGATGGCCGACTTTGCCCAGATTATGAACGAATGGATCACTCTCAAGACGCAGCTCTCGGCGGCCCGCAAGGACCTCGCCGTGCTCAATAAACGTGAAAAAGAACTCAAAAAGTTTGTGACGACCCACATGGCTCAGAACGATATCGACACCGTCAAGGTCAAGGACAAGGTCAAGGTGAACCTCAAGACGAAAAAGACCAAGGGTGGCATCACCAAGGATGTTATCCGCGTGGGTCTTATGAATTATTTTGAGCAGGATGCGGCCCGGACCGATGGGGCCCTTTTGGCCATCATCGCGGCTCAGCCCGTCAAGGAGGTGGCTTCGGTTTCGGTAAGCGGGCTTAAGGCTTAGGAACCCTAAACAAACAAGTAAACAATGGGTCTCGGTGACGAGTACTCACGCGACGCTCTGTTCAGGCGATCGGGTCACAACGACTCCGACTCGGACCCCGATCGTGAAGAGAGCCCTGAGCCCCTCCATCCAGAGGATTGGGAGGCGATGTATTGTGATGAAATTTACGCAGACGTGTGCCGTATCCAGGGTTTCGCGTGGGACAACCACGCCCTAGTCCTGGCGCGCTATGGTGTGGCTGAATACTGCGACCTCCTGCACAACCAGGACAAGTGGTGGAAGGACGTCAACCTCAAGATGCCCGTGGTGGCTCTATGGAAGAACCTCAATCTAGCGTCTGAACTGGACGCACAGGCTTTTCAGAATTGGCTCGAACATTATATCCAGCTCTACTAGTAAAAGATGCTTGACTTGGCCGCTCCCAAGGTGGCTGTGCCTGCGACTGTATTCATGGTGGTCCAAGCGCTCGATCAAACGCGGGAATATGCCGCATTGCTCGTGCCGCTCATCTCATGGATCATCATCAAGTTTATCCTCCGTCTGACTCTAACCCGTACTGACATCATCGTGACTGGCGTCCTGTCCGGCCTCCTCGGCGCCGTGCCCGTGCCCGTCGACGAGAGCATCGTTGTGGTCCTCAAGGGCGTCGTCTTCCTCTTTATATTTTCGTATTTAAGAATTGCCTTTCCTACTTATTATTGAGCAATGAAATGGCTCGTCATAGGGCCGGGGGCGATGGCCTTTTATGCGTTCCTAGGACAACTGTCACAGATGGATCTGAGTCGGGTCCAGGGTGTGAGTGGGGCGAGCGCGGGTGCGATTCTCGGTTTCCTATGGGTCGTGTTTGACGGGTCCATCCCGGACGTGCTCGACTTTGCACTTCAGGTGCCGATTGCCAAACTCATGAAATTAAATATAAAAAATTTTTTAAATAATTTTGGACTCGTGCCGATGCACAACATCCGACGGGCCCTGTCCAATGCAATTTTTAAAAAATTTAAAATGAGGGACATGACCTTTGGTGAGTTGTGGAACAGGCGTCCCGTGGCCCTCTACATGTCGGCGTTCTGCACCGATCGCGGACAGACCGTCTACTTTTCACACGAGACGCATCCAGGCACGAGCGTCGTCGATGTGATTTGTGCGTCGATCGCCGTCCCCTTCTTGTTCTCGAGCGTCAAAATTGGGGACTGGCGCTATGTGGATGGAGGCTTTCAAGAATCCCTACCCGGCCTGCCCTTCGTCACCAAGCCGCTCCACGAGGTTGTTGCGATCCGCCACATCTCACCTTCACCCAGTGGTCCCTCGGCCTCTCTACCGTCTTACATAGGTGATATATTCGCAGGAGTTATGCGGCTGAGGCACACTTATCCGTACCAAAGTTACTTTATAGAAAGTGATGACATTGATATATTTGACTTTGGCGCGGACGGTCTAGAACTCTTCGTCTTTGGACAAAAATCTCGACGATTAGTAAATGAGGCACATAATCCGATCGGGCTATACGGTCAGCCGGACCGCCAAGAAAATCTCGGTCAAGGCGATCCCGGGTCGCAAGTCCTACACGTACATGCGGAAGGCGGGCTTTACCCGCGTGAAACCGATGCCGACCTACGACGTGGGGGCGATCGGCAAGGGGCCCAAGCTGATCGGCCGGCTGAAGAAGGGCATGCTGACCTCGTACGGGTACCACCCGGTCGAGGCCAAGACGAACCGCTACAAGGCGCTGAGCAAGGCGATCAGCAAGGGTAAGGAGGCTCCCCTGTCCGTCTTTCGCCGTCTTCAGGCCATCGGGACCCTGACCAAGCGCACCCTGCCCCGCGCGTCCCGCATCTACAAGGCTGACGCCAAGTGGGTCCGTGACAAGTACGCATCCGGGTTCAAAAGTAAATCTCGCTAAACTATAAAATGGCTATGATTCCAGGCGGCCTTGCCGCCCAACCAGGCTCTGGTGCGATGATGGTGGGTCAGGCGGCCCGCGGTTTTGGTGGCGCCATGTGGCACGCTCTCCGCGCCGGCGCGGTAGCTGCTCCCGCCCCCGTGACCATCCAGATGCCCACGGGCGGCATGAATGCGGCGAGCGCGGCAGCCATGACGGCCATCGCGGCCCAGTTTTCCGCCGAGACGGCCGCGTTTATTCAGCGCGTGGCCCCTTACGTCAAGGGTTCGTTCTACGGTTTTGCGATTATCCTTTGCCTCGTCATCATCGAGAAGGTTTATAGCGGTCCCGTCGGTGCGCTGCTGATGTCGGCCGCCAAGGGGCTCATGGTCGTCCTGCGCGCGGGTGCGCCGGTCGCACGTGCCGGTACCGTCAAGTTTGTCAAGGCGGTCGGCCGTCTGCTCAAGGCTCTGTACGCCCTGCCCGCCCACATCCGCGACGCCATCCTCGAGCGCGTGGCCGCTGTCCAGACCTGGGCCCATCGCAAGATTCGCACGGTCCGCGAGGGCCTTGCTGTCGTTCACGGCTACGTCAAGTCGTCTCGTAACGCGGTCGTCGGCACAATGCGCCGATCCCTGGCCCGCGTCAGAGCGGCCACC